CGAACCACCTCCAGCGTCGCCGTGCGATCCTCAACGACAAGCTCATCGATGGAAAGCGCCGGGTTTTTTCCGGCACCTGCCCGCCCGATGGTCAGCTTTCCGCCGGCTTCATGTGCACTCAGATCGAACAGGTCGGCCAGCGGTTCAAGCGCTGCACGCGCTGTCGTGGGGTCGGCGATGACATAGCCGTTCACGCAACCGTCGACCTCGCCGACAATCGCGTCACGATAGCCGTGGTCCTGCAGGATCGCGGCGACAAGGGCGGCGACGTCGGGACTGCTCAATCGCCCGTTCAGCCAATGACCCCGGCTCCAGTGCTCGCCATCCGACCAAAGGTCGGTCCGTTGCGGAAAAGCGGGGAACGGACGCGCGTCCCAGGCCCACAGATAGCTTCTCTCATGGTCGACCATCCGCCCGTCATAGACGGGCGATGTCGGATTTCCCGTTTCGTCAAAGTCCCCGAACGACGGGTCCCAGTGAGACATATGAGCCTCCAGAAACCGGCTCTGCGCCAGATCGGAGCGTCCCTTGTTCGAGAACCAGGGCGTGGAGCTTTCCGCAGACTTCGGGTCCGGGAACGCATTGGGCTGGTTTGGCCCCTTGTCGACAGCGGGGCAGCCCAGTTCCGTAAACCAGATTGGCTTGGCTCCGGGCACCCAGGCGGTCGGCATCGGCTTTTCAACCCCGCCGACGCGGTCGTAATGCAGGCTGGACCACCAGGACAGGATGTCCTTGTAGCGAAACACCCATGGCTTGCCATGCGCGCCGTCGGCGATCGGCTCTCTCGCGCGCGCCTCTCTTGCGCCCGTATCCGGGTAATACCAGTCGAAGCCTTCGCCGCCTGTGATGCCGGCGCGCAGGCCATGCAAGTCGTACGGGCCGTCAAAGCCGTCGGGGTTGCCATCTGCATAGTCGGCATCCCGCCAGTCCGCCAGCGGCATGTAGTTATCTATTCCTACCGCATCGATGGCCGGATGCGCCCACAACGCGTCAAGATGGAAGAAGACGTCGCCCGAACCGTCCATCGGATGATGGCCGAAATATTCGCTCCAGTCCGCCCCGTAGCTGATCCGCGTCGACGAACCGACCAGTGTGCGTACGTCGGCTGCGAGCGCGCCAAGCTGTTCCACGAACGGGAAGGCGTCAAGCTCGTCACGCAATGTCGTGAGGCCGCGAAATTCGCTGCCCAGCAGGAACGCATCGACCCCGCCTGCCCTTGCCGCAAGATGCGCATAGTGGAGGATGAAGCGCCTGTAACCCCAGTCCGCTCCGCCACTGAAGGAAATCGTATTTCCGGAATAGGAAAACTGGTTCTTCTGCGCGGAACCGCTGAACGCCGCCACCTGCATTCTCGACAGGACCGAGCAGTCGACGGTTTCAGGTTGCAACGGGGCAGGATGGCACGTGATGCGGCCGCGCCACGGATAAGCGGCCTGGCTCGCTCCGCCATATGGATCCGGAAGCTCGTTGCCGGCTCGAACGTCCATCATGATGAAGGGATTGAGCGTTACCTTGAGGCCCCGCGCCTTTATTTCGGCGATAGCCTCCATGACGCTCCGGTCGGAGGGCGTTCCGCCATAGGCTGGCCCGCCGTCATGCTTCGAAACGACCGGGGCGGTCTGACGCGAAAGCCCCGACACCCGCCATTCAGCCGAAAAGCCACCATCCAGACCGGTGGTCGTCATAGGCCTGATCCGGCAATGGCCGGCCCTCAGATCGTCGCCGAACCAGGCCACCACCAGAGCAACATGTTTCAGATTGGGGCAGGTCTGCTGCAATTCATCCAGCGAAGCCTGAATATCTGTAGCGCCGAACACCACGCTGCGGTTCACATAAGTCTGGTCGCCGGGCCGTTTGCGGCTTGTCACGGGTGTGGTGGAAAGCCCGTATTCCGTTGCGCCGGGGATCAGCGCGACCGCCCTCACACCCCGATGCACCCTGCCGACCGGTCGGATCACCTCGAATTGCAGCTGCGGGATGCGGTTGCCGAAAGGACCCAGATCCATCCGCTCGATGACCACATAGGCCGCCCCCCTGTAGGCGGGAGCATTGCCGGATCCTTGCCTTGCCTCGATCAGAGGGTCCGGCTGCTGGTCCTCGCTGCCGGGATAGACACGCAGTTCGAGCGTCTCGCGATCTATCTCACGGCCATCCGCCCAGATGCGCCTGATGCCTGCAATCTCGCCCTCGCACAGCAGGAAGGCCGCGTTGGCGAAGTAGGAATATTCCGTAACCTTCGGCCCCGTCTTGCCCTGTCGCCGGGTAGAGCGACGCTCCTCGAAACGCGTCGCCCATATCAGTGTACCGCCCAGTCGCGCCGTTCCGTACAGACGTGGTATGGGCGCGCCTTCCTCTGCGCTGAACGGTCTGGCATTCGCCAGTCTCGGCCCTTCGATGCGCTGCGTGCCGTTGATCAGCGCGCGGTCGATCGCATAGCCCGCCACCGCGCCGACGGCGGTCCCGATCGCACCGCCGAATGTTCCGAGGAAGCCGCCAAGATAGGCTCCGGCCGCCTGCAGCAGAATGGTCGCCATGAAACGCTCCGGCGTGGTCAGTTGTCGGGAAAAGCGAAAACGCCGGCGATACGCCGGCGCCATTGCGGAACAAGGAAGGAACGCACCACTCCGCCGCCGCCATCATAGGCATGCACGAAGTGATCCTGCGTTACCGCGATGCCAGTGTGGCGCGCCGGCAGATGCGGCTTCCAGCGGAAGATGAGCAACCGTCCGGTCAGACAGGCATTCGCCCCGCAGGGCTCGAAATGGCGGTACGCTCCGGCAAGCAACGCTTCCCCTGCATCGCCACAACTCCAGTCGGCAGCGTAATCCCGGGGTGCCGGCAGGTCCCGCCGATAGAGCGCGTGCCACACACCCCGCACCAGCCCAAGGCAGTCGCAGCCGATGCCTTTCGCGCTCGCCTGATGCAGGTAGGGCGTGCCGATCCACGACAGCGCTTCCGCTGAGACATTGTTCACATTGATCATGGAACCACCGGTCTGCCATCGAAGACGCCGCCGTCGGTAACGTAGGCATAGGCCACGTCATTGCCCGGCAGATGCGGAAAGCCACGGAAATTCAGCGCATTTGCGAATTTCGCCTTGCAGGTCGCGAAGGAATGGTCGCATCCGGCCACGATGGTGAAACCATCCCCCGGTCCGATCTGCGGTCCGGAGCCGGCTTGCAGCGTCAATACAGAAAATGCACCGTCGCTACGATGATCCACGATCCTCTCCGTTCGCCCCTGCCGAAATCCGCCTGTCCAGGTCAGCGTTCCGAATGAGAACCAGCCCGTATCGATGCCTCCGATTCCCGAAACGCGAACCACATCCGGTCCCTCGATGGCTTCGACGAGGCCAACGCCTTTGAACGCGGGCTGGCCGAGAGCGACGCCGCAACGCGCATCGCCGAGTTCCGCATCGCATTTTCGCGTTACATAGCGTCCGTTTGGCTTGTCCAACTGATGCAGGAGACTTTCCAGTTCGGCCAGAAAGCGGCCGTCCGAGCGTGTGATCTTGCCGACCGTTGCCTTTCTGATCCGCGTGAAGTTCGCGGGATTGCGCCAGTTGACCAGAAATGTCTCGACCACCGCCCCGTCATAGAGACCCGCTTCTATATCCCCGTCCCGAATCCGGTCCGACGACAACGCACCCTCGACATCCACCGTATCGACCGAAAGGCCCAGAGATTGCCGGGCCTCGCTGGCGCTCAACCCCGTTTCAGGCTCGAACACCATTCCGTCCACGTTCAGCCGCCGGTCGTGATCGGTGAATCCGAACGCGGTTCCGTCCCTGCGCATCAGCCGCCAGCAATGACAAACGCTGGTCACGTCCTGCCCGAAATGATCGCGCAATTCAGGTGAGTAAGCGGTCATGGCTGCACCTCGATCAGGGGAATGGAAGGAATTTGCCCGGCCTTGAAGGCCCGCAGGCTTACCGACAGGCGGTCCGTGTCGAAACGTACCGGCACGTCGAACTCATAGCCCGCCGTCACCGCCTGTCCGTTCCCCGGCGCGCTGCCCGAAGCGAACACAACCTCGCCAGTGGCCTCGTCGAAGCTGAAATCCGTCGCCGCTCTCTCCACCCCGGCGACCGCGATCCGCACTGTGCCCGCCACCGGTTTTTCAACAGGCCGTCGATACGCGTCGGGCCCTGCCCCATAGGTCTTGACCAGCGCGAAACGGCGCGCCGTACCGTCACCTGTCCCAAGCGCCTGGTCGAGAGCCGTGGGAGACGCACCCGGCGCACAGGACTTCATGTCGAAGGGATCGCGGAAGCGGAATCCATGCAGCGAACCTCGTCGCGCCTCGAAGAAGGCCAGCACCTCCTGCAGGTCTTCCAGCGAGCGCAGCCCCGTACCCGCATCGTAGTGGCGGCGCGAATGGGCAAAGCGCGTATTGCGTTTTTCGCGACCGGAAGTCAGCGCCACGATCTCGTTGCGCCGTTCCGGGCCGCCCGTCGCCCCGAAGGAGACCGCGAGCGGAAACAGCACGTCATGAAAACTCGCAAGTTCGG